TTGAACATGAACGTGAAACACCAGAGGAAGCATATCGTTACCTCCATCAATTAACTCCACTCCAAACATTTATGATTGATTTTACTGTCACAAAGAAACTACAGATGTCTTTTGATTTTATGGAGGAATGAAATGTTTCTTTTAGTTGTTGCCGGTTTATTGATATTTCTCATTAATTGGAAAGAAATTTGATATATCCGTGGTATTATAAATTCAAAAAGGATACGGTCAAGATCTTCAAAGTCTCGGTCGAAACGGTTATAACAGAGGAAGAGTATCTTCCGAATCAAGCGCGAAATTTGGGGGTTATTACATGAACGATATGCCTGTTAACGATATTCACATTAAGCGGTATTACGATATTGGCATTGTCCTAAGTGTCCTCTCTTCACCACATCTTGTTATGAATTACTTCAATTATGAATCCTATCATCATGCCATTGAAGCATGTGGATTCGAGCAGGATATGGTTCTTCCAATGTGCTATCTCATATGCGTCTATTCATGGGCGGTAGAGGACGGCATTATCTTTTGTTAATTATTGCACTGCGAAAAAATCGCCGTCTCTAGGAGAAATAAAATGTCTGAAGAATTAAAAGATATGGTAGAAGATGCTTATTTTACAGCCATACTTAATGGATACAGTTTTAAATATTGTACAAATGAATCTGTGGCTGATGATATACTTGATTACAATTCTGAGATTAGTGAATATGTTGTTATGAATGGTGAAATTGATCCAAATCGTTATGTTGAACTGGTGGATATTATTACCGGGATTCGGGATGAATATGATGTCTAAAATAAATAAAGAATCTATTTGTTTCCAAAATATGACATTGAAAGATATGTTGGAAACAATTCAAAAATTAATTGAAATTTATGGTGAAGATGCATGGTTTGAGAATTACAATAATATTGCACGAAGTTTTGTTGGTGTGTGGGTGAATGAAGAAAGAAAGAAAGAAATGACTGCTCAGAAATGGAAATATGAAGTTATTCGTTATGCTGCTTCGTATAGAGATTCAAAAATTGAATTACTAGATAAAAAAGGTCAAGAAGGTTGGGAACTTGTTAACGCACATTACCTTCCTGGGGAACATTCTAGAAAGGATAAAAAATGAGACTTTCGAGTTTTGTTGAGGGTGTGGAAATCCTTAGTAAATATTATAAATCTCTTGATGGGCATCATATTGGTGTAGGTCATGATGTCATTTATCTTTATCCAACAGATAAGCCTGTTGAGGAAAAAGACTGTCTTCGTATATGGGAATTGGGTTTCTTCCAAGAAGGTTTTGACGAATTATATGATCCACAAGAAAGTTGGCAGTGTTATGTTTGAGAAATTAGCAAAAATTGAAACAGAAAGGATGTTCTACGAAAACGATCAAAAAGAACATCGAGATGGTATGCAGCGTAGCCTTGTAGCAAGTTTAAAAAGAAAAGCTGCTGAAGCAGAAGAAACTGCTTACAGGAGACTTGAAGCAGAACTTAAAAATGATGTTGTTAAATATGCAATACAGGAATCAGCATATTATATTATTAAGGAAATGAAACCCGTTTTTCGGCAGTGGACAAATGAATTTTATGTTCATATTGAACGCGCTCAAGGTTTATTTGATCTGAATGACCTTCTACGTATGAGTGTGGGAACATACCAATTTACAAGTAGACCAATAAGGTTTATGACAAGTATTGCCCATGAAAGTATGGAGGATTTTAAACTTTGATTTAAAATACATTATAAATAGTCCTTATGGAGTGGTTATCCCAAAAAGACAATGATTCAAGCCCATCATCGGTCTCTATTGATCGTGGTGGGCTTTAATCGTTCTAAAGCACTCTAAATTTTCGATATAAATTTTCGATATAAATTTTCGATATAAATAATAATAAAAGGCAGAGTGTAATGGGTTTTGATATCAACGAATTCTCCCAAGTGTTAGCCAACAATAATGGTTTGCTATCCCCGGCTCATTTTTCTGTTCAAATTACAACACCTGTGGCATTACTAACTTTATTGAATAATCAAAACATATCTGCCTTTGGTCAAACTGCCACAAAGCTTCCTTTCTTTTGTGAAGCAGCACAATTACCCGGTGTACAGTTGGCTACAAGTAATGTTCAACGATATGGTTATGGTCCAACAGAAAAAAAGCCAACAGGTGTTAATTTCTCAGAAGTTACATTAAGTTTTATTGGTGATGGTGAAGGTGAGATATGGCAGTATTTTCAACAGTGGGTGAAATGTATTGTAAATTACGATGCTAGGAATGGACTAAATACTGCGACAAACGCTCTTTCACAAACTACTACAGGTTCTGTTTATCCTTATGAAATTGGCTACAAGGACGATTATTGTATTGATCTTGCAATTTATGTTTATGATAAAACAAATAATCAAACAATAGCTGTGACATTACGCGAAGCCTATCCAATATTTGTTGGAGATGTTAAACTAAATTGGATGGCAGGAAAAGAAATAATGAGGATTCCAGTAACATTTACTTTTGTTGACTGGTATAACGTTGCCTTAACAGGTGGGACTGCTGTCACATATAATCAAATTACATCAACTTTACAGGCACTACAACAAATTCAAGGCAATGCACAACAAAATATGATTAGACCAACAAATTAAATCACAACAATAAGGAATAAATTGAAATGAGTTATCCTAAGATTGAGTACCCATTAATTACTGTTACAATCCCTTCAACCAAGAAGCCAGAAACCTTTAGATGGCTTGTGGGGCGCGAAGAAAAGATTCTTCTGATTGCAAAAGAAGCTGATACAAATGCAGATAAAAATGCTGCAATTAGACAAGTTGTTAATAACTGCGCTGTATCTCCAACATTCAATATTGACAAACTTTCGACATTTGATATTGAATATTGCTTCTTAAAGATCCGTGCATCGTCAGTATCCAATATTGTTGAAGTTGCATTCAAGGATCAACAAGATAATGAAACATATCCTTTTGAGATTGACCTTAATAAAATTGAAGTCAAATTTCCCGAAGGAGTATCCGACTTTATTAAGATCAATGATGAATACGGACTTAAACTAAAATATCCATCTTCCGCTCTTTATAATGATCCAATTTATTATGAATCAACTGATATTATTGAAATTGCATCTAAATGTATTGATAAACTATTCCAAGGTGATTCTATCCTAGATCTGTCCGATTCAACCGAAGAAGAAGCCAAGGAATTCCTATTATCACTTGACCAGAATACATTAGCCAAGGTTAGAACCTTCTTTTATAATTTGCCTGTTTTGTTTTGGGAAGAAAAATACACAAATAAAAACGGTGTAGTTAAACCAGTATATCTAGCAGGTCTTACTGATTTTTTTCAGTTTTGACATCCCATAATACTTTAGCTGAGTATTTTCGGACGTCACATGCTTTGCACAGACATCATGGTTGGAACATTACTGAAATAGAGAATCTTACTCCATTTGATTTGAATGTTTATATTGCTCTTTTGGATGCTGATTTAAAGGAAGAAGAACGGATTGCAAGAGAAAATGCGAATAAATAATAAAAAGGAATACTATGACTAGCAATACTCAGAGCCAACGCGTCCCGGACACTACCTACAACACAAAATACCCTTATAATCAAGTCATGTTGACTGAAGGTGGACATTTAATTGAAATCGATAACACTCCCGGTGCGGAGCGTATTCGTATTGGACATAAGAGTGGTTCTTATACAGAAATGAATAGTGATGGGAGTGTAGTAACCGTACACGCAGGTCACCATTCTGAGTATGCAAAAGGTGGTAAAACCATAACAGCAGACCAAAATATTGATACAAAGGCTGGTGGAGGTTCACGATCTACACAATCTGGTGACACTTATAATGAAACTAATGGTGATCAAAACACAGTACATAATGGTGACAAAATTGAAGCCACTATTGGTTCTGTTACACACATGGTTAAAGGTGATGTAAATGAACTAACTCAAGGTCATCATACAACTAAAGTCAATGGTGATTCAAATCATCAAACAATGGGCGCATCCACTATTAAATCTACAGGTGGTATGCAAATTACCTCTGATGCAGGTTCAGTTACAGTTTCATCCCAAGGGGCTTCAATGGTCATGAATGGTGGAGTTGTAACCTTTACAGCAAGTAAATTTGTATTCAATGGTGAAGTTCACTTAGGTGCTGATGGTGGTAAGCCTGTAGTAATGTCAACGGATAAAGATAGTGCAGGAAATGATGTTCCTAGCCCAACAACTACGAAAGTGTTTATGGTATAATGGCATCTAGATCAGACATAATTACGAGTACTCGTAAACAATTAGAGTTGTATAGTGATATTACTCGGAATCTTGACTGTAATCCAATGACAGGTCAACTGGCTCGTTTGATTAATGAAGCCGAATTAAAAGATACAATGGCTAACCTTATTCTAATTAACAAATATGATATTCCTTATTATCCAGGAATCGGATCAATAATAGAAAATCTTATGTTTGAGCCTTGTGATCCTATTACTTCCACAACCTTAACACAATTAATAGAACAAACATTACAAAATAATATTTCCGATAGAATCACAGTTATTTTAGTTTCTGTTGTTCCTCAACCAGATCAAGATCAATACACAGTTACTGTTGAATTTACTGCTAAAAATTCAACAAAGTCAATTATTTTTTCTACCATCCTTTCTCGTGTAAGATAAATAATAATAAAAGGATTTTAAATTGTCTGGTAATACGTCTCTCGATCTACTCAGCTTAGACGTAGATCTGTACAAACAATCATTGATAAATTTTCTATCAAGTCAAAGCCAATTTAAAAGCTATGACTTTGCTGGAACGAACATCGATGTCCTTTTATCTTTGCTCGGTAGAAATACTTTTGAGTATGCTTTCTATTGCAATATGTTAAATTCGGAATCATGGTTAGATTCTAATCAACTAAGAGCAAGCGCTGTATCACATTCAAAAGAATTATCATATCTTCCTGGATCAGCCACATCTTCTTCAGTTAATATTTCTTTGAATTTTCAAACAAATGGTTTAAATGTTGTATTATTTCCAAAAGGAACTCCTTTTGTTGGTAGAAGCGGAATCAATACATTAACCTTTACAACTGATCAAAATTTGGTATATACATCTTCTAATGGTTATTTCCAAATCGATAATATGACTATATATGAAGGTGTATATGTCCAAGATAATTTCATTATGGATTATACTCAACCAACTCAGCGGTTTATTTTATCTAATCCAAATATTGATATTACATCTATTGCAATTTCAGTAATCGAAGACTCTGGTTCTACCACATATGAATATCAACAATTTTTATCTTTACTTGATGTAACACCTACAACACTCGCTTACTTCTTACAAGCAACAGACAAATCAAATTATGAAATTGAATTTGGTGATGGTGTATTAGGACGTCAGCCTAAAAATGGTGCGCTCATACAAGCAGTATATCGTATTACACAAGGAAGTAATGGAAACGGTGTACAGGAATTCTTCTTATCAAATGATGTAACCAATGGAAATCTAGTTGGTAATGTCAATATTAACGCCACCCTACCATCAACTGGTGGTTCAGAAGAAGAAACAATAGATTCTATTCAATATTATGCACCTAGATTATATCAAGTTCAGGAAAGAGCAGTTTCTGATGGTGATTATGAATTATTGCTTCAAAGACAATTTCCAGAAATAAGAGCTATTTCAACAATTGGCGGTCAAACATTAGTTCCTCCTCAATATGGAAAGGTCTTCATAACGGTTGATATTAATGGTATTAGTGGTCTTCCTAAAACTAAACAGGATGCGTATTACAACTTTATTAAGCCTAGATGCCCAATGGTTCCAGTTTTTCAATCAGCAAATTATATCTATTATGATATTAACTCAACTGTTAATTATAATAGCAATATCACAACACTAAAACCTGCTGATATTGAATCATTAGCTATTTCAAAATTGATAGCTTATAATAATGCAAACTATAATGACTTCAAAGTAACATTAAGGGTTTCACCAATTGGAACACTTTTGGATAATGTTCATCCTTCTATTATTTCAAATGAAACCGATATTCTTCTGTATATGAAAGTCGCTCCATTATTTGGTGCACCATATTCAACTACATTAAATTTTGGTTTCCCAATCTATAACAATTATCCAGTAGTAAGTGGATCACATCCTCAAAATTATACTCACGCTGTTTATTCTGATATATTTATTTATAACGGCTCAAACGTCTTTTTAGAAGATGATGGAAACGGAAATCTTCGTATGGTTCAAACAGTAAATACTACTGATGTTCCTATTATAAATGTTGGAAGTGTGGATTATGTAAACGGAATTATTCAAATAACAAAACTTGTTGTCACCTCTATACAAAACAACCAGACTTTTAATGTTTATGTAAAATCTGCAACTAATGACGTTCCCATTACCGGAAACAATTTACTAACTCTTGAAGTATCTGGTTTAAATATTAATGCTGTTCAGGTAGATGAATAATGGAATTACAAAATAAATTAGTATCAACATTAATACAAAATCAATTCCCACAGTTATATCGTGACTTTGGTCCGGTTCTTGTTGAGTTTGTTACTGCATATTATCAATGGCTTGAACAAACAGGTAATGCTGTATATTATACACGCAACTTCTTGGACAACCATGACATTGATAAAACTGCAGACCAATTTCTAACTCATTATAAGCAAAAATATTTACCCAATATACAGTTGGATACTGCAGTTGCAACCAAGAGATTGGTCAAAAATGCTAAACCATTTTATAGAGCACGTGGTACTGATAGAGCAACCGAAATGTTCTTTCGAGCTGTGTTCGACGTTGATTGTGAAATTTATTATCCTTACCAAGATGTTTTAATTGCTTCATCCGGTAAATGGGTTCAAAACACATATCTAGAAGTTTCACCTTTAGAAACAAATACTGAATTGGTGAACCAAGAGATTGTTGGTCTACAAAGTAAGGCTACAGCATATGTTGATGATTATATTAGACGGCGCTCAAATGGACGATTGATCGACCTTTTATATATCTCAGCAATCACTGGTAATTTTCAAACAAGCGAGTTAGTCACTCTTGCAAATAATATTAATATTCCTAATGCACCTACAATTACAGGTTCACTTACTGGATTAGAAGTTGTTATAGGATCTGAAGGTTTCACTCAGGGGG